TTTGTTGATTTATATTAAAAAAAAAAAAAATAAAAAAAGAAAAGAAAAAGAAGAAAAAACCAAAATAATACATCGGAAAAACTTACCGACAAAGTGGTTGAAATGAGCCATTGACAGTATAGGGGGAGTATGGTACACTACTCGAGTAGGCAGCTATGCGTAACAAAATAAAGCACTTACTAGCTTCCAAGGCACTGAAACCAAAGGGTTTAGGGCAAGTACGGCAAGTGTTAGGCAATGGTCCAAGGGTAGCCAGAAGATCACCAGAACGTCAAAGATTCCTTAAATGTCTGCGTGAAATCGCTAAAGACTTAGGACTTCCTCCAGGATTTCACAAGGTTTATACCTCTGAGGAGCTAGAGAGGGAACGAATAGCTAGCAAACGGCAACTGGAATCGAGAATAAAAAATATTGACGTGAAAGCAATAGAAAAGTCTTTCCAAATGAAAGAAGACCTGAAGAAACTGACAGTAAACGATTATATAATGTTTGCAGCAAGTATTCCTAAGAAACGAAACTAGATGGGTAAACGTTCTTTGAAACACTAGTTTCGTTTCATTTTTGTTTTGAAAGGATCAAATGATTAACCCTGAAAAACTCGAACTAATCAATGAAACGATTAAATTCGTTTTGTTGATTATTACAGTTAGTCTCTTAATATGGGGGATTGAAGTATGATTACTGATTTAGTTTACTGCCAATTTTGTGAACAGCCAATTGAGGACGGGCAAAGGGTATCTGTAATTGAAACGAATGAAAATCCAGTGTTAGTTTATCATGAGATATGTTTAGAGATAGCTTTAAGCAAGGAGCTAACAAAATGACAGCAGAAGGATACATTCGTTGTCACTACACTTCACCAGAAGGTATTGAATGCGGGTCATGGTTGCCGCGCGGGAAAGGAAACTTATGCCCTGTTCACATTGGCATGGTTTCAGCATCATTAGCAGCAAATGGAACGAATAAAGATGAATTCCTAGAAGCTGCAAAGTTATCTCAGGCTCCACTAAGGGACTTGATAGCAAACAAAGACAAACAAGAACAATGCAACATCATTGATGCTCATCTGGCGCGAGTTTACAAAATCATCGAGGAGCAGAAACTAATCGCGTCGTCGTACCGAGCATTACGCGGCGAGGTCATCGAAGGCATGAGCCTTGAAGAGATTCAGGCACGACGATTAATGAAAGTGCCTAAATCCGTGGGTAAACCATCAGCAGGTCGAATTAGTGCCAAAAAGACTACAGAAGACAATATCAAGGCACTACTAGCAAAGAACCCCAAAATGACTGAAGCAGGAGCGCGAATGTTGTTAGGTCTTGATTGAAACTTGAAAGGACAAAATGACAATCACAATAACAAAAGTATCCGACAAGGAGATTCCTGAACATTGGAGAGTCGTTATTATTGAAGGCGATACTGAAACATATCATGACTCTGCGACTAGTAAAATTAATGCTTATGGGCTAATAACAAAAGAATTGATGAAAGGAAAATCATGAAACATATTAGTGAAGTTGCGCGCGAATCAAAAGACCCAACGATACAAGAGTTATACGAAGCGCTCAAAACAGAATGCTCATGGTGCGCGCGGCCACTAACAAGCGACGACTACAAGCTAACAGGAGTATTCCAAGGAATGCACGCGAAATGCTTTGACATCTTTGACAGAGAACGAAACGACAAGGAAATTGACAAGTATCAGGATTTCAATAAATACCCTTGGGAAAAGTAACATCATTATCGCCTTTTGTTCGCCACTATATGTTGTGTTAATCATTCATAAAAACCACAACATATAGTAGTTGACAAAAAGAAAAAACTAAGGTAAAATAAAAAGAATATGACAGTAAAACAACTAATCAAAAAACTAGAAAAATGTAGTCAAGATGCAGAAGTCAAATTCGTGTATGATGGTCCAGATACATACACTGCGTTACACGTCAATTATGTATTAGAACCGGCAGACTTTTTGGTTGTTCTCTCAGATACGGATAGGTACTAATCATGCCATTCCTTAAACAAACTTGCCCACAGTGTCAAAAACTAGCCGAATTCGAGAAGGAATTCATCATTGGCTCAAGTAAGATAATTAAGTTCAAATGCGGCCATTTCATTCGTCAAGAGTCTTTACGTGTCGACAAAACTCCTGAGAATATCGTTTCACTTGACGGAAAGAAACTATTCCCTTATCAATGTCGTGGCGTAGATTTTGGCATTGCTTCTAATGGTCGCTGTTTGATTTCAGACGAAATGGGTTTAGGAAAAACTGTTCAAGCTTTATCAATCATGGCAATGAATGAAACTGAATTCATGCCATTCCTATGTATACCCAAATCAGCACTAACAGAGCAATGGTCGCGCGAAACAATGCGTTGGATCGGGACGGCAGACATTCAAATAATCAAAGATTCCAAAGATATATTCATTCCAGGAATGCAAGGGTACATTATTAGCTACGACATGGTCCGTCGTATTGGCGAGAGTAGTTTAAAGAAGAGCGCGAAAGCAAAACTCATAGGCGACGCAGTCGCGCGCACTCTTTATGACGATGGGCCATTGCTAACGAAGTCCGAAATACTCGACACAGTAAAAGAAGATTCATTCCTAATCAAGCAGATCAAGAAACTAAAAATCAAAACTATCATACTCGACGAAGTCCAGCAAATCAAGAATACTGAGTCAAAGCGTACAATCTACGTACGTGAGTTATGCAAGGAAGTTCCTCACGTAATAGCATTAAGTGGCACGCCAATAAAGAACAATGCTCTAGAGTATTTTCCTATACTCAACATTCTTCAGCCAACGATGTTTCCAAGATTCTCAAGTTTTCAAATGAACGATTGTGATACTTACTTCGACGGTTACAAATATAAAGCCGGCGGATTACGCTATCCCAAGGAGTTCCTCAATAAAACCAAATCATTCATTTTGCGACGTGAGATGAAAGATGTTAAGGACGAATTACCAACGCCTCAAGAACCGATTACTCGTAATTTCAGCTTTCATGATATGGGCAAAGAAGTCGCTGCTGAATATGAAGCAAGTCTAAAGGAAATGCTCGATTTCATTGATAATGATGATTCATTCGGTAGCTTCCAAAGTGAAGGTAACATTCTCAAGTACCTAGCAACAATGCGCCACATTACAGGACGCGCGAAAATAGACCCTTGTATTGACCATTGCATGGAATTCTTAGGTGGCACTGATCGCAAGATGCTGATATTCGTGCATCATCATGATGTGGCTGAAATCCTTCAGATGAGATTAGGCAAACTAATGGCCGAATTGGATATGCAAGCGCCAATAAGATTTGAGGCAGGCGATAGTTCTAGTGAGTTCGTGGATGCTTTTAAGAAAGGTCCTCGTATTGCCATAGTCTCTACTCTTGCAGGAGGCGAAGGAATGGACGGACTTCAAGAATTCTGCAATGATCTTATCGTACTTGAAAGGCAGTGGAATCCGGCAAACGAGGAGCAAGCTGAAAAAAGAATATCACAACGAATCGGCCAACAGTATCATGTCACTGGAACATACTTCGTAGCAGTTGGCACTGTAGACGAGTTCTTCAGTGAAATTGTCGAAAGGAAACGTGAAATCGTGAATAAGACTTTAAGCGGTGAAGCCAGTCGTTGGGACCAAAGTAGTCTCATTAGAGAATTAACTGAGAAACTTCAGAGTGAAGGACTTAGACGATGGAGTTTGAGATGAAATTAACTTTTTATCGCTTCCTAATTTGGATACTATCTTTTACCAAGAAAAATAGAAAGGTAATAAAACACGCACAACTTTGGGGGATGTCAAAAAAGAGAATAACAAGATTGATATTAAGCAGGATACTATGAAAATAATTGAAATCGACTCTCAAATACTAAACAGCATCCAAAATTGTGCTCTAAAGCACGAATTACAATTTGAAGAAAACTTAGCTCCTGAAAAGAAAGCAGAGCCTTTAGAAAAAGGCGACTTACTTCACAAGATGCTCGAATTGTACGATGGTTTATTAGGCAAATGCTACAATGTAAGCTCTGATACATGGTGCGCGTTAGAAGGGCAAGGATTTCTAACAGACTTCGAGAAACTACTGAGTCGAGACAAACAAACAATAGTTTCATTTTGTATTGAAGCCGGCCAATACTTTGCAAGTAAAATGGAAATCGACACTGAAACAGCAGCAAGCGTAATTTATCAGTTCAAAGAGTATAGTTATTTCTATAACAACGATCCTTGGAGTACTTTAGCAGTTGAGGAAGTCGCAAGTAAAGTATTATTTGAAAACTCAGAACTCAAGATAATCTATTCTGGTAAAATTGATCGCTTCGTCGAACAGGGCTCAATACGCGCGCCAATGGATCATAAGTCTAGTTCACGTCAAGGATCAGTAAGCACAATGTCAAATCAATTCATTGGCTATTGTTTCTTACTCGATACAAATCACATAATAATTGACAAGATTGGATTCCAAAAGACATTGAAGCCAGCAGAAAGATTCCAAAGGTTTATTCTCAACATTGATGATGGTCGAATTAACGAATGGAAAGAGAATAGTATAAACTACATTCTCAATCACTTGTGTTTATCCACTGCAAATCCAGAGGAAGCTCACTATTATTTCGATACATTACGAGTAAGAATCAAACAGCCCTTAATGAACCTTACCTCGTGCGACAAGTACTCAGGATGCATTTATCGCAATATTTGCGAGTCTAATCCTGAAGGCAGAGAATGGATCAAAGAGCGTGATTACATTATTCGTGAGAAATGGGACGTATCGGCAATACTGGAGGCTAAGTCATGACATCAAATAAAGAGATAGTTTCTTTAGGTCATGTAACAGGAACATTGAATGATGGTACATACATTGAGAATACTCTTTGTAAGATAACATACAAAATTGATGCTAATAATATGCCATACCTACACTCAGTAATCCCAGTATTTGAAGATGAGACAAAGCAATGACCTGCTACAATTGTGAAAGTACAGTTTTAGTTTACAGATGCGACGCTTGCAAGGAGCAGTTTTGTTCAGTGGAATGTTTAACTGTACATTTGAAGAATATGACATTAAATAAGAAAGATTTAGAATATTTTATGGTTAGATTGGGAGGAAACGTTGAAGAAAACTCAGCACATTCACAAGTATGAAAGAACAGAAGTAGGACGTAAAGGTTGGGTAATTTATCGTTGCATGTTGCCAAATTGCCCTCATTTCATCAACGAGGCTTTAATCGTTGGTCGTATATCTTTGTGCCACGGAGTTTGTGATGGCGCAGTTTTGTATTCTCAGGACGATTTAAATCAAAAGCTAAAGAAACCAATGTGCGAGCATTGTAGAATGTTACGGAAACAACAGAAGGAAGAGATAAGTAGGATTGCATGACTTTTTTTGTTATTCAGCAAGTTTCAACAGGACTCTTTTTGCCAGCAGGAGGCAAACACCTAAAGGGACACACAGCACAAAAACCTACAAACGATAGACCACCAAGATTATTTAAATCTGAAATAAATGCAAAACGCGCATTACATTGCTATATCCAGGGCAGATGGAAAGAATCATACACAACCAGTTATGATGGAGAACCAGACTATAGCGGTCCCGAACCTGACTGGAAAACTAAGAGAGATATACAAGACTTCAAAGTGACAAAAATTGAAATGAGTATAAAATAATGCCAAGCACAAAAGATCAGCAACAAGCTAAAGGATTATTCGCCTTATTCAAAGGCGCGCCTAATACTGCGAAGTCAGGAGCAGCTTATTCGTTTCCTAATCCTTTTGTATTTGACTTCGATAGGAAGATGCCAACAGTCGCAATTAAGCATTTTCCAAATAAAGAATTCAATTGGGAGTGTTGGGATGATGTTTATGCTCTATCTGATTTTATGAAGCCTTGGTTAGAAACAGAATTTACTGATAAAGAAAAGAAATTCAGGAATCCTAACTTTGTACAATGCCCTTACGAGACTCTAATAGTGGATACTGTTACCAGTTTATCCACAATTTGCCTTTGCTCAGTCGACAAGACTAAAGGAACAAACGTAGTTAAGATGCTACAAACTGCTCAACATGGAAAGAATGGTTCAGTTAGTGTAGAAGTAATGGGATACGATTACTACAATGGAGAGGCCAACTTCTTTGAGCGTTACTTTATGGAGAAGCTCCGAACACTTTGGGCGCGCGAGGGGAATCCAAAGCATATTATTGTAATCGCGCACGAGATAAGTAAAGAACAAACTGACATTAATGGCAACGTAACAATCACCAAGACTATCGTAACAGCAGGAGCCAAGGTTGCTGCATTCATTCCTAGTAGATTTGATGAGGAGTATAGATTCCAATCAGAGAAGCCAAAATTAGGTGAAGTTGGTGACGCTAAAAGAGTTTGCATCACTTGCAACAATGAGACAGCTAGGACTGCATACAGATTTCCAAAAGTAATTGATTTCACCGAGAAGTCACTTTATGACGAATTGAATAAAGTTGCTAAGTGGGATGAGTTAAAAAGTTCTATTACGGTACCTGATGGTGCTGTACCTACAAACAAATAAACCAAAAAGGATAAAAAGCAAACAATCATGCCAGGAATCACATTTGAAGAACAAGATATAAAAGCAGTAGGAGACTTACCAGCAGGTTGGTACAATCTCAACGTCAAGTCAATGGTTGAGGGTGCAGGAAAGAATGATCCCTCGGCTACATCATGGGCAACAGTTTTTGTAATCACTGATGGTCCATACGAAGGACGTGAAGTACGGAACACCTTTAGCACAAACTTCAAGTCAATGGTGTACAAATACTTGAAGGCTTTTGGAGTTGATGCCGCAACTCAAGTTGGACAGTCAATTCCCATTGAGGATACAGTCAATCGTCAGATCCAAGCTTATATTGTCATGGACCCTGCGAGTGGCTTTCCGAATATCAAAGACTTCAAGCCAATTGGGAGATAACTGAATGAAATACGAAGTCACAATTCACGTAGAAGCTGATAGTGTAACTGAAGTGGAGAAACTTCTTGATAAAACTCCATGGATAACTGGTTACGATGACATCGACGAGGAAGATGAAATTCCAAGCGATGATGAAGATGAAGTAGATTAGTTAGTATGAATCAATTGGTGCGCGTTTGCGTGGAGGATTGCATCAAACAGCATGTCGACGCGCACCAGATTTTGCTTTGGGATTATAATGCTGATAACGTCGAAGCATTAGCTTGTAAAGTATGCCAATGGATCTTACAGAAACAAAATGATGAATGGCAAGTAAAGCAAACTTTCAGGAAGTGAAATTGCAAGTGATTGATTTTGAAAGGGTTACGGTTTATGCCAGCAAGTCAAAAGCAAATTGATTACATTGAAATATTATGTAACGATGTTGGATTTGATACAAGAATAAAGAGATTAGACTTCATTAGCAACTTGTTAGGATATCAAGTCAAGTACCTTGATGATCTTGCATTACCTGAAGCTAGTCAAGTAATCGAGAAGTTAAAAGACATTAAATCATTCAAGGCATTAACTCCTGGATTACAAGTTGATCCTGAGGATGATTATAGAAAGTAAACAGTTTATGCCAAGAATAGTCAAATTAATATTCACTGATCAATTATCTCGCGGTGATGGTAAATCTGAAGAAACACTAGTTAGACGTATCCCTCAATTATTTAATATGAAAGGTGAGCTGGTTGCGGAGTTCGATCCAAAAGATGAAAAAGGGTTTTTCTTTCCAAGAAATGTTGAGAATGAACAATAATGGACTATATTGACATCAACTCGATAATAGTTGACGAATCATTAACATTCGATGAGTCACTACTAAAGCCAATACGTGAAAGCATTGAATCACAAGGGTGTCATCATCCTTTATTGGTTCAGGTTATTTTGGGCGGTACTAATGGTGATGAAGCAGGAGACGCATACAAAATCATAGCAGGCAAGAAACGATTCCTTTGCTTACGCCAATTAGGAACAAAGGAGATTCCTGTAAAGATTCTTGATGCCAAGCTAACAGAACAACAAACTAAAGAATACTCACTTCATGAGAACTTACGTCGTTACAATTTACCTTGGTACGAGCAATGTGAATTAGAACTACAATTACACGAATTGAGAATCGAACAATTAGGCAAGAAACGTGGTCCTAAGTTGACAGAAAACGGCAAAAAAGGCTGGACTCAAGCTGATACTGCTAAAGAACTAGGAATAAGTTTAGGCTGTTTATCTGAAGACCTCGACCTCGCGCGCGCCGTGAAATTGAATCCGAGCCTTTCAAAAGTCAAGGACAAAACCACAGCATTAAAACTAATCAAAACTGAAGCTCGTCGTAATGAGGATCAAGCTTTTAGTCTAATTCCTCCAGAGATTCAAATGAATCAGGTTTTCCTAGGAGATTCACTTGAAATCTTGAAGCAATTTCCCGCAAACATTTTCGATGCCTGTATTACAGATCCCCCTTGGAGTCAATATGAGCGCGATACAACCCTTACAGCCCAACCAATGGATTTACTCGGTATTTTTCGAGAGGTTTTTAGAGTTCTTAAAAGTGACGCCTTTCTTTATCTCATCTGCTCCAGTCCAGACTTTGAACTCTATAGGAATGAGCTTCCTAGAATTGGGTATGCAGTACAGGACTACCCTATCATTTGGCAAAAACCACGTACAATTACTCATGGAAGACGAAACTGGCAATATAGTCGCGACTATGAGCCTATCCTACTCGCTGTTAAGGGAAGCCCAGTCCTTACAAGCAGTACCGAGACTTCAAGTATCCTAAAGTATGACAATCTTCATTACACCAAAATGATTCATCCTCATGAGAAACCAATTGAGTTATTGAACCAAATAATTAATGATTGTACTTATGTTGGAGGTAAAGTACTTGATCCTTTTGCAGGATCAGGAGTTACACTAGAATCTGCTAAGAAATTATCACGCTATTACATCGGAATTGAAAAGGAAAGGAAATTCTATGACAATATTGTTAAGAGGTTACAATGAGTGAATCACAAATGTCTCATGATATTCTCCGTGAACTGGAACTCACCCGTAAAGCCAGAGACGCCTATTATTTGGAGGCAGAGAATAATATGGGGACGCTTTGCAGGCTAGATCGTGAACTAAAAGCCGAGCGGGAGCTATCCAAGGAGTTGCTCGAGGCGCTGGATCTTATCCCCACAATGCTGATGCAGGCAGAAGGACCGCCTTACAATGTTAGATTCAGCCAAGCAGCTTTTGAGCAGATATGCCACGCCGTTGACAAAGGAAACCTACGCGCCCAAGGCCAGCGGGAGGGAAAAGATGCGCTCTGATATGCATGTACCTCCGCCCAAAGAGGACATCGAAGCCAATAGGTTAAAAGAGCCTGAAGGTGAGCGACTGAGAGCGGAACTAACCGATTGGTTAGATAAGAATGGCATTGTGAGCATTCTCATGGACACGGAAGAACATCAGGTTCAAATAGACATCGCTCCTCGATTGCCACCACGCATCAAAAACATACTGAGCCGATGGGGTTCGATCTACGTTAAAGATCCGCTCCCCGACCCGCCAGCCCAGACAGGAGGGGGAGAGAAGTGAGAGATCCACAAAGAATAGTTGTAATTACGCAGTTGGTCCGATTGCTGTGGGAGAAGTTTCCAGACCAGCGTTTGGGCCAACTCCTAAATAACATATACGGCCCCGGACCTCACGATCTATTCCACATTGAGGATGACGCCTGGGAGCGAATGCTAAGAAACACGCTCGCATTCAACACCACCGCCCCACAAACACCCGCACAAGTGGATGAACAATCGAGCGGGACCGGAGTGGAGCAATGACAAGAGAGCAAATCATTGAACGCGCCAAGCGCATAGGCCGAATCAACAAAGAAGGCTTGGTGCTGTGCGACAACTGCAACACGCCAGCCGATCTTGCGGCATCTAAAGCCTGGGGTTGGACGGGATGCGCTCCCTGCATGTACGGAGAGGCCGATGCTCTAGACCCAGCGGAATTTATAAGCGTGCCAGCATGACCCCCGACCTCATTCCCCGCCTCAGAGCACGCAAGGAGAAAAAGCTATGAGCGAATACCTTGGAACGTCAAGACGTGTTCGGGTTCGCATAAAGCCAGGGCATCCAGGATTTCTTAATGGATACGCAGGGCAAGAGTGCGATGCGATTCTCTATGACGAGCCAGTTAACCCTCAAATAGATAGCGAACAATTAGACCCTCCCATTCCCAAATGGCAGACAGCTCTTAAGGATTACGTTGAGGTGGTTGAATGAGCAATAAAAGAATGCCAAACAGAGTGATTAAAGTCCTCAAGAGGATTATGCCTCTATGCCACATCCGATGACACCCGCCGATCTAACCCGCTACCTCGAAGATCCAAGCTACCGCCCCGCGCTCACGGACGCGGAACTGGCAGCGGCGCGGCAGTACTACGTGGACATGCTGAGCGGTAGCATCCAGGAGGGCGACAGCGCGTACCAGCCGTTTATCGTGGCGCTGCGGGTGGTTGATTGGGTTCTGAGTTGGAGAAAGGCTTGCAGGAAACTACACAAATGAATCACGAAGCTAGAACCTGTTTGCATTGTGGAGCGCCGGTTCCAGAAGATGGTCGATGCAGACCGTGTTACGGTTCATGGCCAATGAGAGATCAGCCACCAATAACGGTCAACAACCGCATTGCCGAACTCGAAGCGGTCAACGCGGATCTGCGGCGGCAACTGGAGGCGGCGCAGACTATCAATCACGATATTGCTAGAACTATAAACAAGGCGTGCACCACCAGAGACCAAGCCCTCGCGGATCTCGCGGAAGCGCGGCGGGATACGGAGCGGCTGGACTGGCTGGAGCGTGAAACCATTAGTGGGAACAATCAACACTTGTCTTGGCATCTGGTTGGCGACACACTACGCGAAGACATCGACGCCGCACGCAAGGATAAGAAAACTTGAACTTCATTAATGGTCATGGTTCATCATCCGCTAAGCTAGCAATAGTAGGGGAGGCTCCCGGTAGAATAGAGGAACAAACAGGCCTCCCATTCCAAGGGCCAACTGGAGCAATGGTTAATGATTTCCTGTTAAAAGGAGGTTTGTCAAGATCATCAGTCTATGCAACTAACGTCGCGCGAGTGAGGCCACCAAATAACGACATTAGCTTAATTCACCAGACTGGTTATAAATTATCAGACTTTGAGGAAATCCTCTGGGCAGAATTAAACGCTTTGCAACCTAATGCAGTAATAGCTTTCGGGAATACTGCATTGACGAGCCTAACAGGATTCAAAGGAATCGAGAAATATCGTGGTTCAATTCTTCCAGCACTAAAAGGTAATTTCAAAGTAATTCCAACGATTCATCCAGCGTCGTTGATGCATAAAGAGTCAGACGGTCGAATGCAAGGATGGAAAGATGCAACATTTATTCAGTGGGATGTTAATCGGGCAATTCATCAGTCTAGTTTTAGTGATTTTCGGTTGCCTGATCGTAACCTCATCGTTTGCAGAAGCAATCTCGAACTTTATCGCTTCTTCAACCGATACCAAGGGCAACCCTACGTCGCGGTTGATATTGAAACTTTTCGTACTATCCCTATTTGTATCAGCTTTGCTTTTAATTCTATTGAAGCAATAAGTGTACCTTTATTCCCCGAAATGAATCACGAGTTAAGCATTACGCGCACAGACCAAATACAAAACTGGCGAGATATTGTTGAAATCATGGCTGATCCTAAAATTCAGAAAATAGGTCAGAACTTCAAGTTTGATGAAACTTTATTAAGGAGTTGTTTAAATGGTACGCTCGGCTTTGGAATACATACTCGTGGGTTTTACTTTGATACTATGTTGGCTTTTCGTACATTATATCCTGAGTTACCTGGAACATTGGCTTTCCAAACCTCAGTGCTCACAGAAGAGCCTTATTACAAAGAAGAAGGAAAAGGCTACAACCCAAAAAAAGATAAGATCGATAGACTCTTACTCTACAACGCGAAAGATTCAGTAGTAACTTATGAGTGTTATGAAAAAGAATTAGCCGAATTACGTGAAAGGGGATTAGAGGATTTCTTCTTTACGAGAGTCATGCCATTGCATCCTTTTTATTCGAGGTTAGAATCTCGTGGCATTAAAAGAGATAATCAAGCGAAGTTCATTTTAGAACAAAAATACGAAAGTTTATGGGAGGAGAAAAGTAATGAACTCGACTCACTGACGCGCGCGTTTGATGTCGAACATGTCAACGTGAATAGCCCTAAGCAAGTTGGCTTGTTGATGTACGTTGCAATGAAGTTGCCAATTCGTAAAGGGACGGGTGAACGTGAAGTAGACGCATTAATGCGTAATGTAGTACGCGATGCAACTAAAAGAAGGATACTTGAACTAATTCTTGAGCTAAGGAAAATAAGGAAAACTCTTGGAACTTATATCAATGCAGGAGTGTATAGCGACGGACAGTATAGAACTTCATACCGTATTTTGCTTGAGACTGGAAGGACATCCACCTCTGTATGCAAGCCTCCCATTACGACAGAAACGCTGGGAATGGCTTTTCAAACGATTACAAAGCATGGAGACGTTGGGAATGATCTACGATCAATGTTCATACCTAGGGAAGGATATATTTTCATTGAGCCGGATTTATCCCAAGCAGAAGCAAGAGTTGTTGCACTTTTGGCAAGAGATGAAAAACTACTCAAAATGTTCGAGTATTCAGTCGACATCCACAGAGTAACTGCATGTTGGCTGAGGGATAAAAAGATTCCATTATTAGATTATTTCTTTACTGAGACTGATGATTTTAGGTGTCGAGAAGCTGCAAATTCTTTAAATGCACAAATGAAGGAGTTAGTAAATGAGGAAGAACGTCAAGAAGGAAAGAAATTCAGGCATGCAGGACACTATGACATGGGCAAACGAGAAGCAGCTTCTCAAATCGGAATTAGTGAGGCTAAGGCTGGAGTTGCGCTCAATAAATTTCACAGAACCAACGAAAACATACAGAAAGTATTCCATAGTGAGATTGTTGAGTACCTTAATAGGAATAATAGAATCCTTACTAATCCATTTGGACGTCAGCGACAGTTTCTTAATAAATGGGGGGCCGAGCTCTGGAAAGAGGCGTATGCCCAAATTCCACAATCTACCGTGAGCGACCATTTGAAGTTCTCCATGCTTCGTATTGAACAACGCGCTCCTTGGATCGAAATATTGCAGGAGTCTCATGATTCATTCTTGGCACAGATTAAGCCTGAGTATTTAGATGGTACTAAAAAGATTATTCGCGAAGAGTTAGAAAGTCCAATTGATTTCAGCCAATGTTCATTACCGCGAGGTAAACTGATTATACCTTGCGATATAAGTATTAGTACAACTAACTGGATGGAGATGAGGAAAGTTTAAAGGACAACATGTGCCTGAAAATTCATGGCTTGATTTACTCGTTAGTAGTACAAGTGAATTAGAATCACCAAGAAGATTCTTCTGGTGGGCAGGAGTTTCATGTATATCAGCGATAGTTAAAAAGAACGTTTGGCTTGACAAATTCAGTTATAAATTGTACCCAAATATCTACGTCCTACTAGTCTCGGCTAAGAGTGGATTAAGAAAAGGACTACCAGTTGATTATGCTAAGGGTATAGTCGAGCGCGTCAATAACACGAGGATCATTAGCGGGCGAAACTCAGTACAAGGGGTTATAAAAGACTTGAGCCAACAAATCACTGTAGTCAATCCAGGAGAGGCAACAAAAATATACTCTGATGCCCAGGCATTCTTGTGTGCTCCTGAATTGGATTCTTTCATGGTAAAGGATGAGCAAGGACTTAGCATTCTCACAGACTTATACAATACTCATGAGCATAACAAAGAGTGGAAGAATAGCCTAAAGAGTTCACCAGTTGAAAGTTTAAAGAATCCTTGCATTACATTCTTAGCAGCATCGAACGAAGCACTATTAGAGAATCTCATAAAAGCTAAAGATATTGAAGGCGGATTCATCGCGCGTACCATGATCATTCATGAGAGTGTTAAGAGAATTTCAAACTCATTAATGTTCAAGCCTGCTAATTTAGTCACGCGCGACGACTTAGCAAATGATCTAAAACGCTTGAATTTAGTCAAAGGGCCATTTGAGATTCCTCATGATGTTCGAGTAGCTTACGATTCTTGGTACAAAGGTTTAGACGAGTTCAATTATGACGATAAGACAGGAACAATGGAGCGAATTGGCGATCATGTATTGAAAGCTGGAATGTTGATTAGCCTTGCTGAATCAAACGATTTAATCATAAAGATGAATCATTTTGAGGAGGCAGTAGATAAATGTACCGAAGCAGTCATTGGTACAAGGAAAACAACTATTGGAGTCGGTCGTGCCGAGAACGCCGAAGCTGCTGGAAAAGTAATGCGAATTTTGATTGAGCAAGATAAGTACATAATTGAGCGTAGTAAACTAATGCGCTTATTGAAAACTGACGTAAACGTATTAATGCTAAATATGGTTTTGGACGATATGGGCGACAATGGAAAATGTATTTTGCTGACCTCAAGAGTCGCAGGCAAGATTTACTATCAATTGAAAGAGGAAATTGCAATGACGTATAAAAACTTTAAAAAGGAGATTAATTGATGCTTGGCCCCTCAGTAATACCTCATTGGGATGTTTGCAGATTATGTCGAATAGCAGAATGGCGCGCGTCGCTATGGTACAACAGGCTTCTAGATTGGGAGATCAAATGGCTAACTTTCAAGAAGCTCTAAATTTCATACTAAAACATGAAGGTAGTACTTACTTTCATGATCCAGTTTCAGGAGAAAAGTCAAAGTACGGGATAACTGAAAAGTTGTTAATCAACATCAAATATGGAATAACCAATCCCAATAACTTGCAAATGTCAGACATTGAGAATGTTTACATGACAGTATTTTGGAATAACTTAAGTCAAGTAAAATCGCAATTAGTAGCAAACAAAGTATTCGATATGATGGTTAACATGGGAACTGGTCAGGCCGTGAAATTATTGCAAGCAAGTTTAAACTCAATGGGCGCGGCTTGCGTGATTGACGGTAAATTAGGACCTCATACAATGATAATTTTGAACTCAGCTGATGAGGATAAACTATTAAGCGAGTTAGTATTGCAATGCGAATCCTTCTACAAGCGAATAGCCAAAGGCAACAATGCTAAGTATCTTAAAGGTTGGCTCACGCGCGCTCGTGATATTGGTACTGGCGAGCGTGATGAGGTAGCTTACAATGTATTGAGAAGTGGAAAGGATGATAAGGTGATTAAAGGATGAGTATTTTAAAGGGTGGTACCCACTGGCAATCGTCGTTAAACTTAACTGATATTGAGAGGGATAATTTCTGTCAATATAAGAATATTAACAATGGAATTCATCAACATGATGATGGGACTTATTGGTGGTATGATGAAACGCAAGCTGATGAATTTGGTGGATTTATATTATTTGAGGATGCTCTTGAGTCGTTGATTGAATACTGTAAAACACTATGAAACTCGAACTATACCATTTTAAATGTCCAGCTTGTTTTGCTGAGTTTTTCTTACCAACAAGACCTGGAGTAATTACTTGTACCAATCCTTCTTGTGATCTCGATTGGGCACCAAGGACTCAAAAAGGAGAATTTCAAAAAGGAGTTAAGGTAGTTACTTACTCGGAGGCTCAGATTGTTTCTCGTCAAGCAACTTAGCCAAAAACTCCTTAGCTTCTTTAGGAAATCTGGTACTAAGTCCTTTACGTTTACTTCCACCTGCTGACTTAGTACCACGGATAATGATTTCCAGTTGCTTATCAACTGAAGGATCAGTTCTTAGTCTTTCAGGAGTGATTGTTTCAGCTTTATTGGTTAACTCCGAATTAACCTTTTTTATTTCCTCGACAGTATCAATATACTTGTTAATAAATGTTCTCGTGCCATGAGTACCTTGATCCTTTAGCATAGTCTCAAATAAGGGATCATTCATGTGAGGTTCTGCTGAAATTTCAAATGGAGATTTGATTTTTTCAGTCGTTGGAACTTCTTCAGATACAGTTTCAATAGGCGCGCTTTGCGGGGCTGGTTCCGCCCTAGGTACTTGCCCACCTTCAGGCTTAAGCGGTTCTACTGGCAGCGTTTCTGCGCCAGGAACGGGTACTTCCGAAGGCTTGCCAACCTTCCTACCGCTTGGCAATTCAGGCTTCACGATAGGACCAACTGGCACATCTGAATTACCCAAAGGAGCTACTGGACCTTCCATCCATTTAGTATCTGGTGTGCGTTCAGAGGATCTAATATCATTCAATGCCTCGCGACCGCCTCGATAAGCTCCTCGAATTAATGGAATAGATCCGCCAATAGCAGCACCAATTAAAGGTGCTTTAGGAGATAAAGCATGAAAGCCATAGCCCATTAACTCCCCACCAGCAGCACCCACTAAGGATGCTGGAAGATTCATTTTGTGGCCATACCGACTAAAAGGAACCATTTCAGTAGCTCCTTTAGCTGCTCCTTTAGCTGCTCCCATTGCAACTTGTTGAGGCTTTCCTTGACCCCCATGAAGAATTTGAGCGGCACCTAAAGTAGTTCCAACTGGATCTTCTTTTAGTGCTTCTACAGGATGCATAAAAGGGCGCGCGAAACTCTGCAATTCACGACCAACCTTCTCAGGAGTAGGTCCTAATTCTTCTCCGGGAGCAGTTACAGGTTGACTAATAGGCATTCCAGGAAATGTTGGGTGAGAAACAGCATTAGCTAATGACCCAGGAATATTCTGTAATGCTTGTTTAAAGCCTGATACTGGAGGACCTTTTAACCCTTCAGGTTGAGGTACTGGCATTGTTACTTTGTTAGGATCACCTTGTTTTTTGGCTAGTAAAGATTCATAAATATCAAGGTCCTCATCGGAAAGTTGGGATAAATCTGCCATTATTTCTTGGCTCCTTTCCTACGAGCTTTCTCAGCTTGAATTTCTTCCATTGTTATACCGTCAGGAAGAGTACTTGAATCTTGATCTCCCTCAGATTGAATTTGCTTTGCATAATTAATGATTTCACCAATAGCAGCTTTAAGATTCTCAGGACTTTGTTTACCAGAATCCATCAAATCTTTAAAACTCTCCATCATTGCAACGCGACCAGAAGCTCCTACGTGCATTCTCATGAGAAGAGTTTGCAATAAAGCAGCATTAGTTCTAAGTTTAGTAAATTCAGGATTAGGTGCTCCAACAGCACCAGACATAAACTCATTCCATCGACTTGCAGCAGGACCTAAAGTCTTAACCTGCTGATCGACTAATTGATTAACTTGAGTTGCAAGATTAATAACTTGAGGAGCAGTTTCTCTCATTGTACGCGTCGTACTTGTTGCGGTGTTCGATGTATTAGCGCCAGCTAAGGTCTGGAATCCCTTAGGTGCAGGTGCTCCAGGACGCGCGACTTGAAACTGATTGTTTTCAGGATTCACGATCATTTGTTGAGGTGCTGGACGTTCCTGCCATAGTTTCTCCAACTCTTTGCTGTCCATTGGAGGCAATTTCTTTAACGCGCGCTCTTTATTACGGGCATCAACAATCTGATTAAACGATGACCCTGGATTTTCCTTCTGCTGCTTATCCAAATAAGCCTGAGCAGCAGTATATTTACCTAAATTATTAGGATCAGGATTTTTATTATAATCGTCAACAATCTGCTGAGCAACTGTCATTTCCTTCAATGTACCAGTCAAGTCTTGATTATGAGTATCACGTAAGGACTTTCCAGCATCAGAAATCATTCCTGGAGCAATTGCATCATAGCTAATAGGAGTATTATCATGTAATGAAGTCAAACTACCATTAGGATGCCTTTGGACCCAAATAGTTTTACCATCTTTAGTTTTGATTTCATGAGTAGTAGTCTTAATTCCAGATTCTAGTTTTCCTGCTTCTAAGTCTAGAACGTCTTCTTTAGTTTCAGGAACGTATTCTGTTGCTCGTTTTCTATTATATTCAGCAGAACCTAAATCACTTTCACCCTGAGCATATTTCCCGCGCATTTCATAAGGTAACTTCACACGATCGACTTCTAAATCAGAAGCAGTTTTAGCAGTCTTAGCCTTTTGTTCATAAGCTGCTAGTTTTCTATTATAAGGCTGATTTCTAACTGCTTCACTAGCTTGAGCTCCAGCTTTTGCATCAGTCATACCAATACCAGCGCCAGCAATACCTGCCATTATTTGGCGTAGTTTACTTGGATGATAGTCACCAATATTAGGTTGTTCCTCAATAGTTTTTGCATAAACGTCAGTTTTTGGCAAATTATTAGGACTTTCTAACGTTCCTGGAAACTTTGGATGATCATAAGTACTAGATCCTCGATTCAGAACTTTGTTATAACTCGATGGAGGAACCATTAATTGGCGATTTGCAATATTGTCAGTGTTTGACTCTACTTGAGGTTGAGCAACTGGTGCGCGTGATTGTTCAGGAGCTATGACTTCTTCCGGCGCGCGCATTGTAAAACTGGAGTTTGATCTAACTTCAGGAGGAACATAAGTATCCCCTTGCCAATGTCCAGCTTGACTGCGAGCCATTGGTGCATATTGAGATTCATCGCTAAACGTAGGATGATTAGGCTTCTTAAAAGTATCTGGCATATGCCCTGTATTAATATCAGGAGTTACACCAGCTTTGTAAGCACCCCGTAAATCATAGTCCTCACCAGAATCCTGTGGTGCATAACGATCTTTAAAGGACTTAAATCCAGGCTCCTCATCAGCACTCAGTTTAGTATCATAAGGACCTAACATTTTAGTAGCAGATTTGATCCAATGAGTAGCATCATCAGGATTATACGACGGATCATCAGCATTCATTGCATCCTGAACGCGCTTTTGTCGGAGAAATGCACCAAAGTCAAATTCTGCCATTATTAGGCTCCTGCTCTAAATCCGCCCATTGTACCTGTGATAGCACCACCAACCATTCCACCAATACGTTGAATGTTGTCCATGATTCCAGGAGTTCCAGCCATCTTCATCAGTATTTGGTTAGCTTCCATCTCAGTGTTATATTTTAGACCAAGAGCATACAACATCTGTCGACCAAGTTCTGAAACCTGTCCAGTATTCCTATCGAATAATGCTGAATGAGCTTGAGCTACTTCACTTTGCCGAGATCCAATCATTCCTTCACCTGCTGCAATGTCAGTTGTTCCCTTCAAGCCAGCAAATTTATTAGCATTTTTCATCGTATTCAGATCAACCTGAGCACCAGCAGTGGCATCCATTTGTCTTTGTCCCAACTGGCGCGCGATTTGGGCAACTTCACCTCCAGTACCACCGCCGCCAGTTTTTGATCTATTAAGATTGGCCCTTTGCATCAGAGCAGTACCAGTATTAGTTACTCCACTAGTCGCTCGATTAAGATATCTATTCTCATCACCAGGAGTAAAGCCACCAGTTTCAGCAAATGCTTGATATCCAGGCTTTGCCATATCATAAGTTCCCGAAGCCTTCTTCAAAGATTCCGACGCGACATCAAGACCATAATTAGCCTTATCATAGTCGACATCAGCCCTTCGTTGACTAGCAGCTTGTTCACGTTGCTGACCTTCGACCACAGGAGCTAATTCTTGCTGTGCCTGACTCGACGTCGCTTTTGCCGAGGCGCGCGCGTCTTGTTCGTATCGTTTGGCCATAGTTAGACTCCTAAGAAAAGGACCTTATCTTTTACTTCCTTGAAATTGAAATGCTTTTTCAATGCTTCAGCAAAGTTATTATCATCAAGGAATACGTGAGTTCCAGCTAATCCTAATATCGTTAACTCTTGAGGAAGAATGTTGCAGAACTCTCTAATCAATTCAGCTTTAGTAAAGTTACTTAATTCTTGATCAAGCACTAAACTAACTTCAGATGTTAAGTGAAGATAAGCACAACCAAGTAATTTACCATCAACCTCAATAACCTTGATAACTGGATATAATCTGCTAGTAATTCCAGGTAAAGGATACTGCCCATTATGAATCTTCTCAAGACTCATTAAGTCTTTTAACTCTAAATCTCTAATCATTCTTCTTCACAATTCATTGCATTGAAAATTACGGTAACTTGAATCACGTCTGACGGAACATAAGCCATGTCGCCACCTGCAAATACAAAGGCATTGACTAATCGACCTGCAACTCCAGATTTAACATTAGAAGAGCAAACAAAGGCACCTTTTAAGTCACCAGTACCATTCATAGTAAAACTTGCTTTTGCTGCACTATTATCTATACTCTGAGAAGCAGCAGTTCCAGCGAAGTACGTCTGACGAATAGTATTTGAGTACTCAACGTTTTCAATCCAATCATTAGTACCATTGATTTCAGCAGCAGTGTCAGTATCAGCTACAGCAACATAAGAAACTAAGTCAATTAGTCCCACGTAAAGTGTAGTAATACCTTGACCAAAGAAAGTCTGAAGAATGAAATTCAAGCCCTCAAGAGTCAGAATATTATGACCTTTGATTACTTGACCTGATCTTAGGTTCTCAATAATTACGTTAGGTTTTAGTCTCATTCATCACCAGCGAATACTGCACTCGGTATACAACGCGTCGGAGCGGGTCCGGGAATAGGTGGAGGATTAGGACCAGGGCCAGGAATTTTATTAGCCGATCCAGAATCAGAGAAGCCTAAATTCTCAGTTCCCTCATTACTTGAACATACAGGTTCTAGAAGAGAAACTAACCCAAAAATCTCATTACCAAGACCACCCTTAGTATTATCCCCGGATATATCTCCAACATTAGCTGTAAAATCATATGTGATAATAGCATAAGTGGACTCTAAAGTTCCACGTGCCATGTATACTGTGAGTGCTGCTAAAAGTGTATCATCATCCGTCCAAGAACCATCCCATACAGCGCATGCAATTTGTATGCCATTTCCACTATTTAATCCAGAGTAAATAAGTACAACAGTAGCTCCTACTCGTGCCGAAGCTACACCACACACTGCTATAAAAGAACCTGTTGCAACAGTGTGGACTGCCTCTAAAGTCCAAGAGCTAGGTAAAGTATCAGTAGAAGGGAGTGTAGCACGAGTAACACTAAGGCCATCTCTAAAAACTGAAGATGCAAAACGTACAGGACTATAAGGAATAATAACCTCAGCACCAGTACAAATAGGTCTGTAAGAAGCAGGATTGCAGTTGCCAGGAGCACCTGTTGCCGTAGCTCCTGTGGACTGAACACTACTAGTAGTAAGACCTGAGAAAATTGATTGGAAATATATTGTGCTTACTCCAGAAACGTCCGAAGGGTTCATTGCTAGAATGCAAAGATCAACCGCACCACGACAATCTAGACATGCACCATATACAGATTCAGCAAAATCCCCTATGCTGCTATCGTGTCCAATAATTGTCCAGGTTCCCCATGTATTTGCTGTAACCTCATAATCGACAAAAGCAGGTCTTTGCCAATCCTGACTACTATAATTGATACTAAATCCATTATGGACTATAACAATTTTATCTGTACTAGCATTATAAGCAGCAGATAAACCAGCGGCACCTCCACCTCCAGCAGAAGCCCTAGTAGGAGGCGTACCAGGAGTAAGAGCACTTGTAAATACTGAACCATATAAGTCTGTAGCCATGTGGAATACCTTCATGGCTAATAATCCAGCGCGCGACCAGTATATTAGGTATAAATCAGTACCTATTTGTACAGGGCAGATATTCTGATTATACTGCTTAGTAGGATCAGTATGAGGATTAATAATTAATGGCTCATTACTTGCATCCTGAACAGTACCATTTTTAAAAACTGACAACTGCCAAGTTTGATTTTCAGATAACTGCCCAAAATTGGTACAGTGGAATAATACTGTATATTTATCTGCACCATTCTCAAAGATTCCCGCATTAGAAACTTCCCAATTAATTTGAAGGTCGTTGCCAATCTGCCAAAAGAAGTATCTACTAAGTCCAGCTTGAGGTGAAGCAACTATCGTTGATGTAGGAGTAATTGCCATTATTGTTGAATGATTAGATTACCAAGTAAATAAATCTCAATTCCTGCTAAAGTGCCATCAGTACCAGATTCATCAATTCGGAATAAGTCACCATCAAGTAAAGTACCAATTGAAAATATTTTATTAGATCCAGTAACTTGACCAACTATTAAATTCAATGGATTAGAAACTTTGAATATTGATGCAAACGTGACCCCCTGATCACGGCTAATCAGAATATCAACAATATAAGGACCGCCACCAGCTAAAGGAACCTTAGCACTAATACCTACATATTGAAGAGTCAATCTAGGTTGAAAGTTTGGTAAATCTTTGGCAACTAGATTGTTTCCGCTATTCCTTGGCAAGTACAATCTTGGCCTTGTCCAATGTGTATCGGTTCCATCAGCACGTAATCCAGGTAATTCAAACCTCTGGAAGACTCCAAAATCAATTTGCTTATTAATGTCTGCTGCTACACTAACAGTATCGACTCCCTTAGCAATAGTACTCAGCGCTTGATAAAGTCTTTGATTCTCCTTTTGTAATGGAAGGATTAACGGATCAATCTCGTTGAATACACTTTTGATCATTGTGGCCTAGCCAAATAAGACTTTTTAGCAAACTTATCGGAGCGATCCATTTCCATGTACTCATCAACTGCATCAGTACCAAATTGAACTGAGAATTTTTCGACGTTATTGAAATTGCATTGACGAGTTAAATCTGCAAATGAATTAGCAACTAACGGCAAAACAGGCAAAGCGACCTCAGTAACCATATCTTGCTGACGTAGTTTTACGATTAAATTCCCAACGCCCCTAGCTCGGAATCTCACAGCACGCAAAGTATTCAATGATCCTCTATCAGGAGTCATTAGAGCTTCACAATAATAACTATTAATCGCTTCTCCTAAATCGTCAAGTACTCCATCTTTGAGTTTATCTAACTCGTTATTACCAGCACTTCCGACCCTTAAATAATAATCAAAATCGCTAGGACCATCATCATCTTCAAATGATGCTAATCCTATAGAAGCTGGAATCACTGGCCTAAAGAAGTAAGGAGTCCAACGCAATGCCATATGATCCCAACCATGACTGAAATCAGCGACCATTAATAAATTACAATCAGAACTACCATTAGTGGGAAGAAGAACATAAATAAGCTTCTTAAAAGGGTCAACTTGGATAGTAATGTTGAAATCATAACCATGAGTAATCGTGTCCCAAACGTCCTTAATCTTATAGCTTAACTCTGGCCTAACTACTGCTCCGGTGAATAAGAATAGTCCTGCACGATTAGCTACTAATGCAACGTCTCCTGTAGTAAGGGCAGTATTAGTCGCTGCTACTGTTCCTAGAGCAAATTGTGACGAGCCAATAGCCCCGTCTACTAGAGTTTGCGACCAAGTGCCAGGATTATCTCCGTTATCTTGTGTCGCGTATATTGAAAACGCGCGCGTGATGAACAATGTATCCCTAAGAACCAAGGCCCCTTGAGGTGCGTCTGAATCCTTTACTGTAGTGATGAATCCAGTGACGTTATTCATTGATTCTGCATCTTCAGCATAGGAAATATAGATTACATCAGAATCAGTCCTAACCACTACTAATCTATTGTGATATACGTTTAGTCCACCGGTCCTAACGGCACCCGGAATAGTTTCGAGTAGATCGAAAAGATCATCAGCAGACAGTACCAAGTCAGTATCAAAAAAATCAAGAGTGGCAGTCGTAGTAACGTTGTCATTAATAAATCCTCCCGCTGATGGTCCAAGGTAATAGTAAAGATCAGAGTTTGCCTTAGTAATAAACAACTGACGCGCGACTACTTCAGGTCCACCTGTGGGAATCCCTGTTAAATCAATTTGAACTAATCCAGGACTAGTATACAATACCGGAGTAAATACCGTTGCTATCTTAGGTCCCGGCTGAGTAGTGAATCCACTGTCAGTTATAAAAGAAACAGCAATTTTATAATCACCAATATCGACATTTCCAGCAGCACCAGTAGCAGCAGCAAATGATCCTGTAGGAGCAAGACCTGCTGCGTCACGAGTAGTCGTTAAATCCGTGTCAAGAAGTACCTGAAGATTAGGGGGAGTTCCAGAACTAGTAATAGGAAGAATATAAACTTTATTGAATAGGTTTATAGCAGCAAAGTCCCAAACGTTTGCTGATGAAAAGATTGGAGTATTATTTTGGTCGATGTAAAGATTCCCATCCCAATCCATCGTTAGCATGTGAAATCCAGAGTCAAAAGTTGCTTCAAACATTCTTTTGACTGGATGATTCAATGCATAACTTGGGGCTAGTCCTCCACGAATAGCTACTTGACCAGCAGCACCAAAAACTACATTTTCACAACAAGGAGCATGATCAGGAGGACACTGATCAGGCATGCCTCGCTTAAAGAGTCCCTTGAACTCTTCAATTTCGATCTTCTCGAATTCATCTAGATACACTAGTTGCTGCCTTAACTTTTGGAGGCTTATAATATTTAAATAGTTCTTTTAAACGTTTCTGTTCCGAAGCACTTAATTTGATCCAATGCTTCTTGAATCGACGTTTACTTACCACCACCAACTACGACCAGAACCATAACGACGATGATAAGGAATTCGTCTTACTGGCAAGTTTTGCAAGCCTTTGACATTAATACCAATTACTGTATCAAGATTCTTCTGTGCAATTGCACCTAAGTATTCAGACTGCTCATAGTCTTTAATACTTGCGGCACATAATGCTGCTGTCCTATAGGATAAAAACGTTTCAGCCAAATAAGCTCCAACTGTTTCATTTACCTCGACAGGAGCAGTTATTTCTTTTTGGTAACGTAATTGAACCTCAGTTGCTATTGTTGCTCCCAAGAGTTTAATTTTCTCGCCAATCCAGGACCAATAATTCAATGTAGTTTGCTGCTGCTCATTAGGAATGAAACTCATCTGCTGCATGTCAGTGAAGTCACGATCAGTTTGACCTACTTGACGTTCTTTCATCCAAATTGGAATAATGATATTCGTCGGATATGCTGCAATAGTCGTCAAATCTGTAGTATTTGCTGGAACTGATAGAACTGCCGAAACTTCATGAATTACAGGAATTCCATTAAGAATTAATTCATTACGCAATTCACGATGAGCTTCTTGAAACTTTGGCAATATCCTATTATCAGGCCAATTCAAACCCATTTCATCGTTAAGATGAATAAGGGCCGATTGTACTACTTGATAAGTCGTTGCTGATGAAAGGGCTGCCATTAAGGTCTATCTCCTACAGGAACGCGCCCACGATTTGCCATGATTACGTTATTCAAATCAGCTTCAGCAATTTCAGTCATAGCAGCTAACTTTTCAGCTTCACCTAATGATCCGGCAGCTAATCCTGCTGTTCTTGGGGCAAGGTATAATTCGCAATCCGTGATGACTAGATCCGATCCCGGTCCCGTTGGCTCAGTAAGCGCGCGCCAGTATTGTATTTTCACGGTGCGCGTCACAGTACTTCCAATAAGATTAATCGCCTGTTGATACCATTGCCAATACTTTAGTGTCGTAGTTTGCGCGACATAAGGCAATGGATCTTGTTCAGTCATTGGAATGTAAGTAGAATTAGCTCCAGCTTGCGCCTTTTCCCATAAACGAATAGGCTGATCTAAGTCTGCTGGAAGTACTAATGTTGTAATTCCTATTGCGATATTCTGTGCTGCTTCCGCGCGCATAACGGGAGCCGCAGCTAATTTGAGTTTAGTTTGCAGCTCCCTAAAAGCCTCAACGAGTTTAGGTAATAGGACAGCATCAGTGAACAATGCGTTTCCATCATCATTCAATAATGTCCTAGCTGTTGAATAAACTACTGAGGCCAATACTGCCATTAATTATTCCATACCCTCAAATATTGCATAGAACTTAATTACATCAGCAGCAACAGCAGCAGGAATTGCTGCAACTGCAAGTTCCCCCAAAGGGGCATCCTCAGCAGCAGCATTTGTTTGCGCGCGTATAATTAGCTTACCTAAACGCGCGTCGGCTCCATCTATATACTCATAAACGAAGCCAGCGACCCCATGAACTAGAACTATTTTTGGTGGTCTAGTTGCTTTAACAGCAGGGATCGCAAAACTCATTATAAGTCCTCCAGTTGCATACTCAAGTGGAGTTGCGCCGACTGCAACAGTACCAATTACATGATATGCAGAATCGGCCCATTGCTTAGTGACAGTTGGTACAGCAGTTGCAGTAGCCATTTTAATTCTCCTTTATTTTGTTGCTAACTCTTTTTGAACTAGACTCGCTTTACAAACGTGACAAACTGTTTGCGCGGCATCATTTAACAATGAAAAACAAGCATTACATTTAGGCATTTCAGACTTACGAACAGCAGCCATCCAAGGATGCTCTACAGCACTATAACCAAGCATTTCAGCCATGAGCCTTTGAGCAGAGGAAATGACGTTATGCTGATGATATTTATTCCAATCATCGTCAGCAATTCGACAGCAATTAGTGAACCAATTGTGCTGCTTATCGAGTGCTGATTTAATTTCATCCTTAAACTTTACTTTGATTTCAGCAATAGTATACTCGCCAGGAACCCAAAATAGTCCTGGAGCAGAAAACTCATCAATTCCTAGTTGAGAGTCGACGTAATCTCTAACTATTGATTCTGCTACTATGTCAGATGGACCACGTACTGGCAATGATCCACGAGTATCATCAAGGTAAACGTAATGTAACGAATTCCCAACATGAATAATCGTTGGAGTCTTCCCGTCAGACTTCTCAATTAAAAACGCAGGAGGAATCAATCCTGGCTTAGCTTCTAACAACTCAAATGGAACAAATGATACTACAGTACATTTTACTTCAGTTGGCGGCATTTTTAATCTCCTTAGTATAACCTACAGCTTCTTTCATTCGCAAAGCATTTCCTATTGGACTCGTATCAATCTGGTCCATGAACTTCTTTATATCTTCATCTTCTTTTATCTTCATTTCATTTGCTACATCTTGGGGAGTTCGTTTCTTTTGCCTCATAAACATATAGAACATGAATTCGACTATCTTTTGAGTAGGTTCTAGATAATTACCATCTTTACCCTCGAATACCCAAAAAGGAATATAATCACCATTGGTTACATTGGGCAAGCTAGGATCAGCCACCATATCCTGAGGAGCCCATTTCTCTAGAATCCAACGCTCATGAACGTAATTATATTTTCTTTTGTAACGGACGCCAGTCTCAGTTCGCATAAATCTTCCATCCTCACCAAAGATATTGAATTCCCCTCGACGCCATTCAAACTGATCGTCTGACCAGGATAATCTGAAGATTGGCTTTTTATCCGGTGTTTCACCACCAAACATTGTTAGCCAAGCGTTAATATTTTGAATTTCAGTCTTCAATTCCATAAAATCGGGGTGGCTTTTATACCACCCCATACTTTGCAAGGGAGGAGATTAGTAACCAGATGGAACAGCAAGCGTATCAATATAACTTGCCGATGCCGGATTATTCATGAACAGGTTAAACGATGCCACAACGTAGAAAATCCACGCAGTCGCCACGCCACCATCACCCGCGCGAACTTCAAAGACTTTCTTGCCATCATCGGGATTAGCGTAGAATCCAGCAGGATGCAATTCCGCGCGGCCCCAAACGTCAATGTCAATAAAGTCAATACGGGTGCGATCCCATGAATAGCTAACTTTCAAAGGCGCACCAGCAATCTGCATATTGTCATTGAAATACATATCAAGGCCCTCTTCTTTAGCAGCCTTGTCAATTCTAATGACGTTAAATCCTAGTTCCTCGTATGCAGCACGTTGCGCAGGATGCGTCCAAGCGGTGCAGCGTCGTTTAGTATTAAGACCAACACGATCGCCGATTTTGTTAATTGCCAACCGAGGCAAAGGCAAAGTCAAAGCCGAACTATTTGCGTTGACACGATTTGCCCTGATTTCGGGATTAAGCGCACGATCAAAACCAAGCCAGGTCCCAGTACTCGCATTAGAGTCATGATACTTAACTCCTAACATTCCAACAGGAGGAGTAGCAGTAAGACCAGAAGTAACAATCAAATCTCCAGCAGTCGCACCAGCTACGGCAGGAGTTACCTTGATTGTATTGTTGGCGAGATCATAAAACGTGATAGTAGTTTCACCGCCAGCAGTACGATTAATGGTTAAGGCTGAGTTATAGATGTTTACGTCTTGTCCGAACCTCAACAATCTAGCCCTGAAACCATCAGTAGTTAGAGTATAAGTATCAACTCCACCAGCGGTTGCTACAGTCGTAATGGTTCCCAAAACTCCGGTACCATCACCCATGCATTGAGAATCGACGTTGCGTCGAAACTCTTTCATGGAGTCTGCCAACGTATCACGGAATGCATTAATAACAGCTTTACGTTTGTCATCAGTTGACCAAACGGTTTTAGCCGTCATTTCAATTGCTTCTTCTAGGTGGACCGAATTAATGATAGCCTTATCATAAGTCGGCATGTTACCACGACCCAAAGAACCACCATCAGGATCGTAGTACTTAAATTTCCCACCAGGGCGCATTTTCAAAGGAATACGCATATCCCTGGACGAGATTACCTCTACATTACGTTTCTCAATAGTACGATAAAACGTATCATCATAATCAAACAAAGTCGGAACATTTGGAGCTACACGTTCTAGCTCGGCCCCGACTACTTGAGCCTCATTGCCAGCCATTACTTATTCTCCTGGATTATTTCTTGGTTTTAAGAGTAACGTTACCGTTAATAATGTCAAGCTCTGACGTCTTGCTGTAGTCAATATTTTTAGGGTCATGAACTACAACTTTCCCATTTGAAGCTGGTCTTCCAGAAGAACCAACATCACGTCTCGCTTGACCATTCTCAACAATCTCGATCTTCTTAGAGCTAATCTTCGCAGAGGTTCCTAACGCCTCCGCAACTAGTCTGCGTCTGATAGATGGAACCACTTGCCTTGCGCGCGCCAGGAACGCGGATGTAATGCTGGACTTATCAGCAGAAGTGTAACCATTCTTTTCAGCCTTAGACCATAAGGTACTCATGTACCTCATATGTGATGGATCTTTTTCGAGTACTTTACGTACTTCGACTATAACCTTATCCCTTATTGATTCCTTAATGAAATCTGACATTACTTTATCAGGGTCAATTAATTTATCCTTATCACCAACGATATCAGTTACTAAAGAATCATGAATGTTGCTCAAGGTATTAACACGGAAATCATTATAACGTTCATTACGCCAATTACTTTCTTCCTCATCAACTTTTTTAACTTCTTCCTTTACTTCTTTTACTGCATTCTTTTTACCCTCAGCGACTTCAGCGGTGCCAAAGAGGAACTTCGACAAGCGACGCGCAGCATTCTGATCGTTCTCATCAGTTTCATTGAAAAAGTGTCTTACAACATTCTGAAGTACTGGGGCAATTGCGTTCCAATGAGCTTCTTTGTCAATTTCAAATAGTGTAGGTAGAAACTTAGATGAGAATCTTTCTAAACCGTTTTCCTGTTTCAAAGCTGACAGGAATTTAGAACCATCACCAGTGAATACATCGGACCTAATAAGCTCAAACGCCTCATTATTTTCACCGGCTTCCTTAGCATCAGCAATCGTTGGGAAGATTTCAGTGTATTCTTTCTCACGATAAATGATGTCCTTGAATACAGGGAAATCCTTTAGAAAATCAGGATACTTTGCACGAATCTGAGCTAAACTTGGACGCTCATGAGGAGCTAAAGTTTCCTTTGGCTCTTCTTGTTCCTCTTCCTCTAACTTATCTTCTTCTATAGGCTCGTCATCGTTATCGTCGTCCTCGTTGATTACATCATCAACTTTAGGTTCCTCAACCTTTTCAACAACTTTCTCCTCAGGCTTTTCAGGAGCAACTTTATCATCAATTCCCTGCCCTAATATTGCTAATTCTTCTGATGTAGGCATTTTATTATTCCTTCACTTACTGAAATTGTAAATCAATGAATCAACAGGGCTTTTGCTTGCCCTTCATTTTACCACCACCGTTACCCCCGCCGGAGGGGTCAGTGCAAAAGGGATTGTAGCTTGAACCGTATTAGAGTTTGCTGATTCAGTCGTAGCATTATAAGAAGTAATATGATAATAGAAACTTGCTCCTGAAGTTTGTACTGGCGTTGAACTATCGACGTATGTCAAAGTGTTTATAGGCAATGTAGCAACAATAGTATAAACTCCAGCAACAGGCGCGCGATAGACTTTAAATCCTGTCGCAGCAGGTCCACCAGCCTGAGTCCATGTCCAATTCAAAGTTACAGAATGACTCTGAGCGAAACAGCTAACTGAAAATGCAAGAAACAATAAGAATCTCATTTTACGACTACTCCAGTAATAGTTACTTTATTTAACGAGCTTCCAGGAGGCCCAGTACCAGCCTCAATCCCGCTCCAATTTGATCCATTCCACGTTTTGGTATAAATTGATCTGAAGGTCCCATACTCTACTTCTGACCATAAGGCAACTACCTGAGAGTTAAGAATTGCTAATGATGGGTGAGTTGCTGATCCTTCAGAGGTACTTGCATTAACTGAACCACCTAGATTAGTACAAGAGCCACCCGAGTATTTACCAACAAGGATTTGACTCTTCTGACCAAAACTAGTTGGTCCTTCCGATTGCTGATTCCCTTGCTCTTCCCAGGCAAAATATAAGTCAGTACCATCATTTATCAAACTAGGATGAAATGCCCAACCAGTCGTTGCATCACGATTGAGCGCGCCTGAGCATAAAGTCGTCCAGTTTGTCAAATCTGCCGTAGTCCGTAAATATAACTTAGCCATTCCTGTAGCAGTACGCTCGGTTATCATTACGTAAGGCTGACCCATGTAAGTCGAAGAGATTTCATAAGTTCTATTAGAACCACTAACGCTTAATGATCCACCCAATGAAACTATCGCCATTCCATCCCAACAGGATGAAAAAGCCTGAGGATTGACGTCAGTTACTCCGTTAGTAATAGTTGTTGTCGTGTACTCGGTCCAAGCCGCACAGGGGTATGTACCATTAGAAAATAAAGATAGTGATTCAATCTGAGTCTGATTTGATGCATCACCAATACGATTCCAAGCACCACCTAACTTCTCCCAAGAGTTACCATCCCACTGCAAAACGTATAAGTAAACTCGCGCCGGAGTAAATGCCTCGACCGCGCGCTCCTTAACTATCATTGTAGGAGTTCCAGCGACATCAATAATCTGACAAGGACCTTGAGTAAAACTTGAGGCTCCTACTGTCAATTGTCCTATTAAAGTACCTTCCCAGGAGTTACCATCCCAACCTTTTCCAGCAACTTGGTCAAGACCAAATGAGCTATTATTTTGCTGATGCCAACATGCCCAAGGATTACTGCTAATCATCGTAACTGAAATGTCACCACTTTCTAAATTAGCTGCTCCTGTTGCCATCGAGTTGTAAGCAGAGCCATAATTAGTCGTTGTTGATCCGTTAGTACACTGGACATAAGGCCAAAACCAACGACCATCAGTCGCATCCGCAGGGACTCCAGTTTCTACCCAACCTCTGCATAATAGCGTACCATTACTAGCTTGATTAGGACTTTCGGCCCAAGAATCAGAATTATGATTCAATGATCCTGCTGGCTTAGTATAAGTTTGACTGGCAGTTCCAGCAGGGGAGCAAGCAATATAACAATATGCCCAAACCTGAGTATCAGCAACAATATTGAATAATACTACTGCTCCCCACTCATCAAAATAAGTCATTCGCTCAAAAGGACCACTTGATGGTGTACTGGGGCTTGCAGCAGGAGTAACTTGAGTCCAGGATAATGCAACTGGATCGAGAATCCAGGTTTCATTATCGACGCCTCCAGAATCCTCACCACCATACATTAAGAACTTATCTACATTTTTCATGTAAACAAATCCAGCCTTTTGTCGTGCTGATGGAGGAGTTCCACTTAAAGTTACAGCAGCCCAAGTTTGTGCATCAGGATTATAAGCAAAAACGGAATTCTTTAACGTTCCATCAGTCCCACCGAAAAGATATATTTTTCCGTCTACTGTACGCGTAGCAGTAGAAGCTAATAGCAACCCAGGAGCAGGACAATTTGCAGCAACGGCAGTACAAGTAACGCCACGCGACCAAGTATTTAAGTCAACATTATAAACATTAGTACCTGTAAATCCAGAATCGCCACCATGCTCAATATGTTGATTTTGCAATGGGGCAAATGATCCTGCTGGCTGTTGAATATTGTAGTTAGGTTTAGTCGCCATTTCCATGTTGCGACCAGTTTGACCTACAAAGTCATAGAGCCATGATGACTGTGGACGTTCTGATACTTGCGAGCCACTGAAGTTGCCATGACCATAAAGAATATTTGACGTAATATCAACTGACGATCCAGCTACGGGATGACCACCCTCAGCCATATGCTCATTATGCCATGTTGATGAATTATCCAAAACAACCATTTTATTCTCAGCAAGTGAATAAGTCATCAAAGAACGATTAGGTTCACTTGATATTTCCCTATAATTGCATACTGCAATGGCAGCATCCAATAAAGGAATAAATTGCAATTTCTCCCAACCAACGCATTTCCATCCTGTAGCTCCTGATGGAGTCATCTGAGTCCAGGTATTAACCGTAATTGGAACTCCTCCAGCATTTGCTAGAAGATCAGCCCCATAAGTCGGCAGAGCCAACAAAAAGATTAAATAACAGTTGCGCATCCTGCTCCTGTCGCTGTTACAGTCCCACCAACGCCATTCTTAGGTTGAGTTATCGTTACCAAACAAGTATTACTATTGTATTGTAAAGTCGTTACCCAATTTGTACCACTTGACACGGTTGCAGGAGCAGTACTAATTAAATTTGCACCTTTTGCACTAGCAAAATAAGTCACACTAAACCAATCCTCTAGTGCTGCTGAATTAGGAGTAATTTCTAATCTCCATCCTCCAGGCTCATGAGGTGCCGTTGCTGGATCAGAAGCTATGTAATTATCGACAGGCCCAGTACCCTCAGCAGCAGTACATTGCTCGGAGCCATAGTAGCCACATTGATCATAGTTAGTAGCTCCAATCCTGAATTCAAAACCAGCACCACCAACTTTAGTAATTGTGTGTGCCGCAGGGAGAGTGACATAACAATTTAGTTCACCATCATACTGATAAGTACTGATACTAGGATCATGTGTCAACAAAGCAGCCCACTTCTGGGGCCATAAATCTGGAAACGGCTTACTAGTTATCAAATCGTCTCTTAGAATTGTGCAATGACTAGCAGTAACAGAAGGCTCATTGACACTATGAAGTAAACTAGTTTTCACAAATGTCGAGTTTGATGATACAACATGATCCTGAATGTGAATAATTGCAGCAGTCCCAACAGGTATAAATGTAAAGGTCCTTACTGCATTCTTAACCCTGTAGCTCCTATTAATTGTATTCGCTTGTCGAACCTGAAAATCCCCAGAGTGCACACCGTGACTCCAAGTATTATTGTAGGCTGCCGTAATATCACAAGCAAGATATGAGTAAGAAGCCCCAGGACTATAAGCTATCATTCTACCCTGATGGTACCATTCCCAACCTCGATGATGCTGCGAAGGATCTAATGGGCTTCCTTGATAAGTACTTGTTGGCGCAATATTGCTCAAATCGCTGCCAACACGCCGTTGACCACCATCATTAGGCATTGCAGCAGTAAAGTCCATTCCATCTGCACCACGAAATGTATAAAGCTCTCCAACATATACATCACTAGGATCATTAACTAATAGAGTATTCTTACTAATTGCCTGTAATCCATACGCTTGCCAATGTGGTGAATTACTACCAGGACGATAACTACCTCCTGCAATAGCCAACGCACCACGATTAAATATTGTAAATGCCCCTGCATTAGCTAAAGGATGCGACCAATAATTATTCCCACCACAAGCGACAGTCATATGGGTATCGTCTTCAGTCCAGCCAGTTTTTAGTATAGTAGTGTCCATTCCTGGAAAGTGCTTAACTTTTGCTAGTGTCGATCTGTCGGTTGCTGTTAGACTTGAACTATCAGGAGTAAACCAAGGCCACGTAGAAGGCTCATAACCATCAGGAGCAGCATTGTTCCAGTTTGATAGCCTCGACCAGCCGCGCAACACAGTATCATTATAAATCGCTGCTAGTCCGTCTAATGAACCTAAATAAGCACCCGCACCAGGACCATCATATTCTTGTGTATAATAAGGGCGTGCGATAGCTTGGAGATTATCAAGATTCATATCAGGGCGAGTCTGATACATATTTTGATATGCCCAGTTCTTCAGCCAAGGCTCATCAGTTGTAAAATAAGCAGTACCACGACCTGAAGCATTGGCCCAGGCTAACGTCGAAGTAACGTACCAAGATTTTAGGCCCAAAACTTGATTAGTGTACTCTTCAGCTTCTGGCCACATTCCTCCGCACCTTGGAGAATCTGTTATAGAAGCAGTGGAACAGCCAAAAACTTGCTTCCATGCTGGAATAAGCATGTTAAACCATACATCTAAAGACCAACGTAAATGAGGCAGAGAAGTCGCCGCATCATCAGGGTAAATTGCCAAGGCAGCAACTAAGTGGATCATCTGACGAAACCCAGTGATATAAAACTGATCATTATAAGGACTTGATCCTGTATAATTCCCCTCAAAATACGTCATCATTGTATAAAGAGCAGTTCGACAGTTTGTGCGCGTCGTGCCATCAAGATCGTTATAAATCCAATCGTAGCCTAAAGCGACTCCCATTGACGCAAGCCAACTACCTTCAACCTCATAATCCCAACCTCCATTTAGCTCGTTCATCGTTTCTTTGATTTTAACGAGCCAGGCTGCATTATTAGGGCCTGCATTTTGCTTGTCTGCTAAGTATGCCGTTAAAAGATAACGCCAATTGATTAATGTCCCTGGGGCATCAGCATCCCAATTATTCGCGGCATCGGCATAACGAGTAATCATTGTTCCTGAATTGTAAATAGTATTCAGGAATAGCGTTGTTGGAGATCCTAGTCTTGGGTGAGTCGTGACATAGGTACTCGGCAAAGTAGGAGCATGATCTCCTACGGCTGCTAGTAATGGGATAGAAGCTAAGAACAAAACTAATCTCATTGCAATGTCGCCCCAATAATATTGGTGTACCCAGTCCCAGTGATCGCCATATCAGGAGTATACATATTCCCAGTACATCCACTTGCACAAATCAAATATTCCATATACAAAGATCCAGGTGTTCCATCTGTGCCACTTGCTGCTGTCCCTCCCATTGGGATTGTAAAGCCAGAGCCAGCAGCCGCTGTATCTGCAAAATAGTAGTTAGATACAATACCCACTACTACTTCTGGCGATGTTGATGGTGTCATACTACCGCTACATACAATTGTTGCTCCTGATCCGGTCCCCGAACAGGTTTGATCCAGGGAGCTAACGACAGTGAATTGCATCGCGCCCATCCCAGCTGTACTCCATCCAGTGGAACTCGCTGTGATGATGTACGAATTGCTAGTAGCCCCCGCGATACCGAAGGCACGATACACGATAGTACATTGGAATGCCTGAGCAACCGAACTTCCGATTTGAGTGAATGTGTCTCCACTTGGACTTCCACCAGCCGTACTTGCCAATGTTGGCGTAGGAACGGAACATCCGGCTCCAGTTGAATAGGAAACAAGGACTACTAATGCATTCCCTGCTGTAGTATTAAATCCAGTCAATGTGAAATCAGTAACGAGAACAGCCCCAGTAAGAGATGTCGCATTCACGAAAGCAGGAGACGCACCGCCAGCCGTAGATGCGCGTCCAGGGCCTGGGAATGGAATCTGTGCGGAAAATAATCCGTGCCAGAAGAGTAGAACAATCTGAATGAAGCTCAACATTATCTAACCACTCTCCAATTAAGAGTGACTGCCCCAGGAGTAATACTAGAGCCACTTGGATTACAAACTTTAATGTTCAGTGTGTTAGAAGTCAACCAAGTATAAATTGCTAATCCTCCAGTAGTTTCTGGAGCATAACCAACCACAGCAGTAATATCAGCATTAGGTGTAATAACTACTACATCAGTTGTAGCTGCTCCTGTAGCAGTGTCCGTCATTGTATCACATGCTTCAGATGCTATTGCATCAGTATCTAATGCTTTTGCGCCAGATGCAATAGTTAACGTACAAGTCGGGCATTCAGTACCAGTTACTAATCCAAATGATTCTGTAGCAACTACTCCAGATACAGCAACTTTAACTACTCCAGCGACGCCAATAGTACCGGGTTTAATTCTCCGATATGAAGTAATCGCCGCCGGGGCGATTTCCTGGATACCATCAGCACTCTGACCAGCAGGAGCAGTCCCCTCATGATAAATGATACAACTAGCAGTCCCATCACAAGTAGCATCTGCCGCGCCACCTGTTGATAAACTTGCTGGAATAGTAACATTCCCTGAGTCATCAACGATTACACCACTATCCTGGAGAAGTAATCCAGTGACCCCATCATAACGTGCTAACGCATTATCAGTTGCAGACCCAGGACCAACGACATCACCAGAACCAGTTGCAGCATTACCTAAAGTTGACTGCATCTGCATGTTTGTGCCGTCATAGTTCAAAACTACAACTTGACCGACACGAATATCATTATTTGCTAAGGTCGTTGTTATTCCACCAACGACTTTAACGATAGTTTTTGCTGCCATCCCATTATAGCTAATCGTTGCTGCTCCAGTATTAGCAGTATTAGCTTTGAAGGAATAAATCGCACCTGTAACGTAAATTCCAGGTGCAGATGATAAGTTGCAAGCATACGAATCCGTCCCACCTGCATCAGCACAGTAAGTATTAGCTAATCCAATACGCTCTACTGCCGTGACGTTCTGACCAATTGCAGGAATCGTTAGTAATAAAAGTAAAAATAATTTTTTCATATTGTTTGTACCGTGGCCCCAAATGTTAGTGCCCCAAGATTAATTGGTGCCCCACTCATGTTTAAAAGTCTCACAGTTATAGTATCAGCAGCAGAGACAAACATCATTCCAAGTAATCCAGCAGTAAGAGCTGAAGGCCATGCAGGATTAACTGACATTCCTGCTACTGCCCCAACTAATGCAAATGTCAACTCATCCATCAAACCGTCTTGAATCTCAGCAAAGTTCAATGACGCTGATCCTGAAATTCCAGCAGAAACTATAGGATTCGCAGGATCAGTCGCATCGACAGTAATACCATCACCCGCAACAACTGCATCGACTTGGCCAGAACCTCCAGTGGCAATTAATGTCCAAGCTCCAGTGACATCATCAGTATAATACAAATCACCAGTAAGGAAATCTATTGCAAACTTATGCCTTGATAATCCAGTAGGAACACCAAGATAGGCCTGAACATTTGTTGGGTCAAGAACTAGAGTAGCCATTAGATTGACTCCACATTAATCGTATAAGGCATTGATGCTGCCGAGCCTTTGACGTAGTAATCTTTTAAGCAGATTGAGTTTCTTGACGAACGACTAATAAAAGGATCAGCAGTCGCAAGCATCGTGAATCCGCCAGTTAATTTCCAGTCGCTTACAGTAATAGTATCAGTTCCCGTTGCCTGAGACTTAATCTGAAGCTCGCAAACTCGATCAGTTTGGATTGCATTATTCTTAACAGCAGTAATAAGAATTTCACCAAGCCTATTAATGAATCCTCCAGCAATCAAGGAGTCCCAAATAGAATGAAAATCAGTATCCGCTGGCAATGTAATAGTGTACGTTGCGTGCATTATTGTTGTCCTTTCGGAGGTAGTGCTTGACCTTGTGGTTCAGCAGGAGCTATCATTGCCATTTGCTGAGCTTCAAGCTGAACATGCAATTGAAGATGCTGGAATAACAGACTATAGGCCATAGGATCAGTTTCTTTTAACATTAGTCCTAACTCCGACACCATATAATTTCTAACAGTCTCAGCATGAATTGCATTATCGTCTACGTCCTGTTCAGGCTCGATGAATAATTTTGTTGAAATCATTTCATTGATCTCACGCATTTGCTTAATGCGTTGATCTTCACCAGGCATCTTGAACTCAGTCATTCCAAATGCTTGACTTATCAATGAACGATTAGGAGTATCAAATAGTGCAGCATTGATTTCTTCTGACTGTAATTGGAACAAGCTCATCAATAATGTCTGCTTTTGAGCCATGCTGATTGGGAATGATTCATCACCTTCAGGCTCAACCTCACCAACCTTACCTGTCATTTCAGCGCGCTTGATCCAAACGTTAGCGTAACCACTCTTGGACTGTGAATCTTTCTGAGTGAACTTTTCATCCTCGACTAAATTCTCTGCATAAAGTCTTACTGACTTTTGCATTAAGTTGCACCAGAAGAAGTTTAGAAGGGACCAAATGATGCTCAACCTTTGAAGAGCCATTTGACGGCTCATGTTGTATTCTGATGCCGTCCTTGAGTTACCCTCACCAGGTCCGCCATAAATTGATGGGAACGAGCCAACTACAAATTGACCATCATGATCTAAGTTCTGAACGAATACTGGCACTTCCTTGGATAATGTCGCTCTATCCTGAGTATAGAACGAATTCGCTAGATTCTCCCCAGGCGCGCGTTTGGCGGGATAAATCGTCCCAGGTCGCGCTTCATGTTTCCCGTATACGTCAAAGTTAAGAGTCTTAGGATCAGCAAAACCTGAGGGAATTCCACTTTCAATTGTTTCTAAGGTTAGATTAGTAGTTACGTTCCTCATCTCCTGAACTGGAGCTAACGGCTGTCCTATTGGATCAGAGTGAATGTAACGACTTAGGCCAGCTTGCCCAACAGTCCAATAGGTGTCCATGTTCTCATCACGAGACTCAATGTAAGTACGGCCAATTAGACAAACGTAACAACCTTCAGGGAATAATGCTTTTAGTTCATTTGCTTCTTTTTCTTGTGATTCGGGCAAGTCATCGAATACACAAGGACGGAACCAAACTCGCTTCAATGTTGCTAAGTACCGATCGCCGTCCATGTTGTAAGAATAGGCACTAGGGCTACGACCAATTCGCTCATAAGATCCAGCATCTTCTGAACCATCGTTGTCAATTTTTTGAGCTAGATCGTAATCGAACTTACCATCCTTATTGCAGAAGATTGATTTCAGGAATGATTTAGGCTGATCGAGTGCAAGAATTAAAGAAGGAAAGTCTTTCTGCTCGCGCGCGTAATAAGAAACCTTAACGTTCAACGGACCAAAAATGTCAATCTTCACGCGCATCTTTGGAGCAGTTTTGAATCCGTCCAATATCGGAGACGATTGCATCGGTATTTCTTGCGGAGGCATTCCTTGAGCTTCGTCACCTTGCGCGCACTGAGGACAATTCATCTGTCCAGGTAATTCATTAGAATCCAAAAGACCAGGATCACTCCCGCCGTTATTAATGTCAGCTTCGCCATTAGGAACATAACCGCATTCAGGACACTGTAGTCCATCCTTATATTGGGGTATCTGAAGGTTACCAAAAGCCTTATCAAACTTGGGCGCGTGATAAGCGAATACTGAGCCTTGATTCCATAGCATTAATAAGGCTTGCAAAAGGACGCGCTTACCTTGATTATGACGTGTAATTAAATCGGCAATCTTGTTGTAAGTTTTGCTTGTCTCACAATCTTCAACTGAATCAGCATCATCAGGGGGAAACCTGACCGCTGGAATCTGGGCGGACAAAGCAGCAATAATAGCTTCACCATGAGCTTTGTAAATGTTGATAACGTAGTCGTAGAAGGGCTGGTTGCTGTTTTCATCGTCTTCACCATTGAAGAATGATGTTTCTATTGGTGCCATCCAATCTTGATTAGCTTCAGACCAGAAGATAAATTGAATGCCGTGCCAGAATCTTTCGAGCTTTTTCCACTGCATGATCTGGCGCTTACGAACCCAAGAATTCTCCTGCTCATGCTTATGCACAAGATCAATGAGAATGTCCTGAAGATTCTCAGGGAGGGATTCGTTATTCTTACCGTAGTTTTTCATTTTATTAATGAGGGTAATGAGAAGCCGACTAGAAACTCACTACCCTCATTTCATCTTAGCTCGCGAATACTAAGACAAAGGCTGTACGTAAATTACCATGATGTCAATGATTCCAGCAGTCAATGCTGCAACTGTTGAAGTAATTGTTAATGTCCCTGCTGCACTCATGAATACCGGAACAGCATTAGTCGGAACTAGAGGAGTGATTCCAGAAGGTCCTCCAGTATTCAAGGTTGCAATTGCTGTTGATGCGACTAATGCTGTAGCCGAAGATCCGGCAGAAGTACCTACTCCTACGGCTGTTGCTGTTGCAAGAGCAGTAGATACACGAATAACGCCACCAATAATAATAGCATTTTTAGGAATTGTATCCGATTGTGCAAGAGTAATCAATCCAGGCGCGCCACCACCGTCAACAGCGAAGGAATAACGACCGCGCGCGAAACGAACGCCATCGAGAATGACTTGACCTGAGTTGCCTGCAACAAGGCTAGTTCCAATATCAGTAATTGCATTTCCTGTTACTGAGCCAAGGAAAATAGTACCAACAGTTGGAAGAGTAGTAGAAGTACTACGATAGACATTATAGCCAATCGCTCCGGACATTGCATTCCATTGAACTAAGATGCAATTGTTACGATCCAAAGCAGCAATAGCAGTAATTAGATTACTAATTGCTAATTCTGAGCGACCGGAAGGATAAATTGCCTGAATAAAGTAGTAGTATGCTGTAGCTCCACCAGCAGTACCAAAATACGTTGCGAGTACGCCTGTCGGGGCAGGAATCAGGACCGACATGTTAATTGCCATTTGTTTCTCCTTTGTTACTTGCTTTTATTGCATACTAATTAAGGATTGAGCAAGTGAAACCTTAATAAGTTTTACCTTTCTTCTTCATCATTGCTTTTGCAAAATTATTGCCTTTTTTTGGCTTTGAAACTTTTTCCTTAGACTTCACAACAGGAGATCCAGCAGCAGCCTCGAATAATTTAAAGTTCATTTTACCTGACATCCTTATGTCTCTCCTTGATTATTGCCTGATCCTTACGTCGCATTTCAGCTTTTACACTATTCCAATTTCGTGCACCATGAATTGGTTGATAGTCCTTCTGCTCATCAATTCCTATACTAGATATCGAGCCACCTGCAATAAATCCTGTTTTTGTGAATATCAAATCCTCAAGATAATTAATCCGCTGTTGCCTCATATCACATTGATTAATTAGGAATGTATTATTAGCGTACATTACCTCACGATCTTTATTAGCCAAGTCAAAGACTAATTGAAAATCGCGCTCGTTTACGCCGCCAAGAAGAGAAATGAGCCAGTTTCTCATGCGACCATCCTTCGATGGAATCTTTTTATTGGACGTTCACTAACTGCATGTTTCTCCAGCCGACGCATATTGATATAATAACTAGTCATATCACGAGTCTGCTCAAGATTTTGAATAGTCCTTGCTACCCTAAGATGAAATTCCTGTTCAGTTTTTCCGTCACCTTTGAATCTATCAGCAGCTTCTACTAAGTACCTGAAGGCATCATAAGGATCATCACCAGGAAACTCTGCTACGTCCTCAGTATTCTTGTCATCGTAAACACAAAGTGGAATTGCCTTACGAAGTTCGACGCATTCACGGAATATCTGAACCTTAGGAAGATTAGTTTCAGGCTTCTCTGGCTCAAAGGATACTAAGTAATCTTTATAAGCGTCTAGTCCTACTTGTCGCAGGATTGTTTGGGCAGTATCAGGGTTATAACCTTGGGCCTCGATTTTACGAGCAGGCTTCGCGCGCCACCTAAAGTATTCTTGCAATAAGAGTTTACCTGCAACGCGTCGATTATCAGCGAGGCGAGGACGTAAACCTGAATAACTCTCAAATTGTTCGGCAATTGAACTGTCCTCCCCTCTATTCTGCCATGCTGATTGGCACATTACGATATCAGAATAATTTTCGCCTTCTGACAAGCGACCAATATTCGTTGACCAATCTGATATTTTGGTTTGCTTGCAGGAGTACTCTCGGTAAATATACAATCTACTCTCAGGACTCATTGCACCCCAAAGAGCAACTGTCATTGCAGAGTATCCCCAATCAATAGCTAAAAATTTCGGCCACCATTTGGGGATTTCTATGGCATCAATTACATGTTGCGCATTCTCAGGCTCGTCTTTGAACTTCTCTTCACGATAATCATCAAAGACCTGACCACTGAACGTCCACCAATCGCCGTCAGCTTTTGCGCGCCTATCCTTTTCAGGCATCATCTGAAGTTTCATCGCATAAAGCGGATCGTTCTTCATCAGATGCGGATTGTCTGTTAGTTTAGCTTGGATGAAAATTCGTTTTAGTTTGGTTACCTTATCAATGATTATAGTGCCATATGGTGCAGGCTCAACGAAACGCGCACGAACCCAACCATGACCAACACCGCCAGGATTAGTACCAGAGCGCATGAAAGCAGGAAGATTATCTGAAGAACTACGGCAACGACTGAAGAGATAAGTGTATTGATACTCTGTGAACGATGTAAGCTCATCATATCCGATGTAATTGTATTCTGCTGAGTCGTATTTCTTTACATCACTATCATATTCAATGTGACCAAACTGAATCATCGAGCCATTTGGGAATGCCCAACGTTTCTTTTCCTGATTGTATTTACCGCCAAAGTGCGCGTAGGAAGGACCTCCTGAACCAATACCGTTTTGTGACCGAACAATTAATTCAGCTTCGAGTTCAGGATAAGTCCTTCTCAATAACAATGCCTTGAACTTAGGGTGCTTGTAAAACTCGCGCACCATCGGTAACATGAGGAGCGCGTCGGATTTACCACCTCCGGCCGCGCCCCCATACATTGCCTCAAATATGGAATCCGGCAGAGATAGGAATTCACTCTGCTTTTTATTCGGTTTCCATATTAAATCTGCCATTGTTTATCTCGCGAATATCTTAATGACTTGCTCTGCGCCTAGTAATATAGCAAGCAAAGCAAAGGCAAACATTATACGCCCAATCTCTACAATTTTAGCATCCTTACCTAATACATACATAAGCAAGCCAACAATGAGAACTGCGAGTTGGAAGGAAACAATCATACAACTGGCTCAGGAGGCGGAGGAGGAACTTCAGGATTGCTCTTTGCTGCAATTGCCTGAAGTACAGGAACCTGAGCATTAAGAGCAGTAACTGCTGCATCAGAAGCGTCGGAGGATGCTTGCAGTTTATCTGCTGCGGACTGCAATAATGCTGCTGCTTCTGCTGACAACTGGCCACCAGCAATCAAACGATCAATGTCATCACTAATTTCCTGAACTACGTCTGCTTGTGCTTGTACTGCTGTTCCTATTGTTGCGACGTTACTACCTATCTTAGTCGTAGTAGCGTCTACTTTTCCCAACAATGCCTTCAGTTCTTGATCAGTCACTTTTAGCTCCTTTAATGATTGTTTAATTTCCAATAATAATTGCATGATCTTTTCTGACGAATCAAAACCATGCAGATGAACGTCTATTCTAGTGTTATCTTCACGCATCTTTTTCAACCTTGTCAATAGGCTCAAGACGAGTTTCTTTAGTAGTTTCAATTGTCTTGGTTTTCCCATCGCCTGTACCAGTTGTTACAGTTTGCGTCATTTGCATGACTTCTTTATATTCTGGTAAAGGCTTAACTGTTAAAAACTTTGCAACTTCTAATATTGCTGAGGTCATTCCCAAGGCAAAGATTGCTATATAATACTTTAACTCAAAAACATTAAAATCGTTTGAGTCTAGGGAAGGCAGAACAATTGCCCCTGAAATTGACGATGCTGCTCCTGAGATACCAGCGGATATTAAACCACGCAACCATCCTTGAAGGTCCAGGGCGCGCGCGTTATTGACCAATCCCATCATCACTAACGACCCTCATATTTAGGATTTGGTTTAAATCCAACGCCACCAATTGCAGAATGATTAGTGCGAGAAAAGTAAAAGCCAACAATAAGGAATAATGCATTAGTTAATCCTTCAGGTATTGAGCCTTTTCCAGTCAGGCTTACAATTATCCAAATGATAATGTTGGCTAGGACTACCATTACTGCAATACTTGACTGAGTAGCCTCCCATATAAGATTAATCTTACGTTGCCCTGCGGTAGTAATATCCTCTTGCTCGGTTGTTGTTGGTTGTAAAGGATTCATTTTTCATTATTTATCAACAATTTTAAAACTTGCTTTCAACTTTGCCATATTGTTATAAGCTAAGACTTGCGCGTCAATAGCTGCTTGAAGGAGCGCGTCATCATGAATCAATTTCTTACCTGATGCTGCAAGAGCTTCTTGAAATGTGTTTAAATAAGCGTAGAACTCATTTTTAACGGCTTGAGCTTTTAATTGACCATTTTCAGTGGTTGTATTCTGCTCAACTGTTATAATGTTGTTTTGGAGGGCTTCTAGGAGGGGATCAATACGACTATAGCCGGGGATAAAGGCATGTAATGCTGTATCGACAAGAGGATTCTGACTAATTCCTAAGGCTACTGTTCCAATTTTCTTTAAAATACCGAGAAAACCTTTCATTTAGTCCACTCGTCGTAAATGCTAGTTTCAAGTCCTGCTGCTTTGATGTGACGTAGCTTGTTGAGAAGTAAGTTTCCATACTTAATTCCCATTGCCATTGCCTGAGTCTTTTGGATGCCCTCATCGAAGTTATAAAAGTTTACGTGAAAGAATGCTGAGTCCGCATAAACTGCTAGGAGTTCAGTAGGATTCTTGTAGGTCTGATCTTTGGAACCATCAAGAAAACCCTGAGCATCTGAAAGGCTAGATTCTACCATTCGTTGAAGTTGCGATTCAAGAGCAATATGACCGTTAAGATAAATCTGATCAGGAGCAACGTAATATGGCATACTGAGCCATTCAGGCTCAAGTATCTCGACCTTTTTCAGTTCGCCTTTGTTCAGTTCCTGAAGCGCACTAATTATCTGACTCAAAGTTAAGCTCATTTATGCCCCTTCATTAATCATCACTTTCAAAAGTCTCATTTGCTCTTCATGAACGTCACGCCTAACATAATAAATGTCAATCATTCTGTAAATCTCACGTTGTTGATCATGTAAAACTGATCTAATGTACAGCTTCACGTATAAGAAGGCTAGACTAACAACAGAACCTAAGATCCAAACAGTGAACTTCAAATTGTCCACTGTCAACTGAAGGCTGCTGTCCATTATTATTAGCTTCGAGAACTATTAGCAAAATTGTGCGCGTCGCTTCGCGACCTGGACAGTTAAATCTATTAATAAAGTTGTGCGCGCCCCTGCGGGGCTTGTCGCAAAATGAATGACAAATCAAACCTCAATAGTCTTGAAGTTCCCCTCGTGACGAAGTTCAGGAGCAAATACCTGGACGTTTACTTGGATTCCGTTGTTAGAATCCTTACCACGAACATTTCCAACCACTTTACTCATGTTTGCTGCTATGGAACTAAGATCAGTAGCTTTACACTTGTCGAGCTTATCATCAGTCATGTAGCCTAAACTCGTTAACAGCTTATCCATTGCTTTATCAGCAATAGTATTCATTTTTTCTTCAATCGCAACTTCATTTACTTTAGTTCTTCCCTGCTCGATTTCTCCAACAGCACTTTGAGAAACGCCAAACTCTTTTGCCAGAGACGTCTGACGTTCCCCAAGTCGCGCGCGCAACGCGATTTCGTCCTTTTGTTCCTGGTCAAGTTTAGGCTTTTCAACGTTCCCAGGTTGACGCAAAGGGACGATCTCGACGTTCTCGGAGGGGACGCGCACAGTGTTAGGAGTCCCAAATCTATTGACTAGATTGCGACTCGAATTCAAACGCGCATTGATTTGTTCTTCAGTCTTGAACATTGTTACTTTACCATTGCAACGGGAATGATCTCAGAAACAATGAAACCACTTTTAATTTTCTCTGTATAACAATCTAAGTGAACAATAAAAGACTCCGAGGGACTATACATCATAGTAGTATCCTCGCCATCCGCGATATCATCAAAGCAAAGTCTACAAATCATAATGATTTAAACCAGGAATGCATCATTGAAAGGCTAAGACGATACACTCCTGGTCACGCGAAGCAAGTGTTAGTTAAGCCTACTATAAATAAGGTTAGCATAAAACTTTTATTTGCTTTGTTTTGTTGCACTTAAAAACTTGCGTTTAGCAAACGCATATGGTATACTGATACTGGAGGTGAATCAGGTGAAACACTGTAAACTGATTACATGCAATAAAGTAATATTAAAGGGACCCAAAGCTAAAAAGTATTGTGACAAACTTTGTAGATGGAAAGCCTGGGCGCGTCGCAATCCCCATGAAACTACAAACCCAATCAAATCAACAACTTAAAGTTTCAGTAAATGAAAACTACGAACCTTCACAAAATAAGGCCTTATGATTTTATTCTTTCATGAATTTGAATCTGATAATCCTGAAGAAATCTGCAAACTCTGTCGCGAGGAGAGGAAAACTGCCCAACCATTATGCCCATTCAGGGAAGGACTGAGACTTGAACTTGAGGAAGAAACATTGCCTTGATATGGGACCCTAATTTATGGAACATTGTATAATCGATGAAGACGAGTACTGGCCTAACTGCTCAATTGCAGATTGTCCTTTTAAATCTTGTTTACCGTCAGACCTATGTTATAATCATCATTATGGCTTACCTCTGCCACAAGAATACTTTGATCATTACACTGAAGATGAACTGATTAATTCAGACGGTAGAATTTTCTAGTCTTTGAGAAAAGTCAACAACTGTCAATACCCGCCCGCATCTGGTGGGATGGGACCCGTCATGGAGGGGGTGGGGTATGGTATTGAACGTGCAGGAGATATGAGCCGCAAATAAACTGTGGAAAACTCAAATAAACTCTTGACATTATTATTGCCTCATGGCATCATTAACCATGAGAACATTGTTTGTACTGCACACAACATTACGCAAGCCCCGTAAGTTAAGGCAGGCGATTAATCAAAGCGGCCGCAAGAGTTTACCACTGGCGCGCGCAACCTATAGGAGCTAGATACTTACTTGAGCCATTCGCAGATGGCTCGCTGGAGGTATTTATGCTGTTAATAGTTAACAAGTCCGAAATGGATCGTAAGATCGGCTGGCAGTTCGCTTGCGCGTCGTGTGGACAGTTCATCGAAGATGACGCGAACTACTGCACTGACGCGCACCAGAACATTTATTGTTGGGATTGTGCGCCTGACAAGGATATCGATCACCCTGTTTGCGCGCGCAACGTATAGGAAAGGATAGTTGAATGCGTTTCATTATTATCAATGACTATCAGGATTACCTCGGTTTCGTCTACTTGCAGGATAAACCAACCGAGCCGCTCTGGATGCAGGTTCCAAGTCGACATTTTAGGTATGGAAACGCGCACAACGTTTCACAACATACGCCTGCACTCCAGAACTACCTTGATAAACACAGTCTCCGCTACACGATAGTTGAAGAATAGTCCCCTATTACGCAAAGCCGCTTTGGAACAGCCAGAGCGCTTTGTGGAGGTGATTAGTATGAAGTATCAGTTTTTTCTACTCAAAACCGATGGAGACGAGTATTTAGGGGAGCTAAAGCTAACATCTGAAGTAGCCCGCTCAACTGCAATATCAATTTGGGCAATTAAACGCGTGCCCGTTCGAGTTTACCGCGTTTCCAAGGAAATAGGCTTTCACTGGCTAACTGTTCCGGAAAACGGAATGCTGAAAAAATAATTTTCAGGGCAATGCATTTTTCCTTTGACATTGCCCTGATTTTTTGCTAGAATGTATTTGTAGTTAGGAAGTACATTCTGGCAGGAGAGCGGTAACCTATAAAAATTGCCGCATGAAAGGTAAAGGAAAATTTATGAAACAGATTACTGATGAAGTGACGGTAAAACTTACCGGATTAGATGGCAAGGAAAACGCCATCGTGAAGCCAGTTCAATACGTTGAATTGGAGACTGCTGAAGATGTATTGAATTTCATGTCAACGGCGGAAAACATTCCATTGATTCTCGCTGCCGCAAACTATGGTTTCAACTTAAAAGCTCGCGCAAAGGTCACTGCTGCAATCAAACAAGAGAATCAGGGTCCTGAAGTTTCCGTGAATCGTCTTCTCACCCAAATGGAAAAGAATCACGAGAAAAACGGCAAGCCTTGGAATGAGGAAATCAAGGCTACGAAACGCGCCTTTATTATGGCGAATTTGGGAGAATTCGGAATCGAAGCGTAATTGATGTAGTTCGTTGTAACATTTTTACCCTGGGCCAAATTAATGACCCAGGGTATATTTTTGTCTTGAAAACGTCAATTTGACGGTCGCCTGACTAACCTTGGTGGTACTCCTGACTCAAGAAAAACCAAAGAAAATTGTACTAACTTAAAAGCGTAACTGGCTTTATTTTCAATACTTTAGCTAACTTTAAGGGAGTGAGTAGTACTCCCCCCTATTTCCTTTTTGGCCTGTTTGGCCTTCGTTTTGGGGTTCGTTTTGTGTTGATTTATGTTAAAAAAAAAAAAAAAAAAAA